CGCCTGTCCCCCCCGTTGGGCCTGCCGAAGCAGCCCATGTTGCCCCAGACGTAGCCCCCGTTTGAACACCAAAGGACATTGACTTCTTAAAGTTCGCAGTGTCGTAATCCGTATACAACTTTGCAGACATAGCCACAGTTGCATCAGAACTCACCACAATACGAGGCTTACCCCAACGCTTCTTAACAATCGGATTCTTCCCAACAAGCCAACTTGTCGTATAAGAAGAATCAATATGCGATGTCGTCGTCCCGTAGAAATCGCTTTGCAAATCCTGTTCCAAATGGATCACACGACCCGAGTTCGTATAACAAGCAGCCAACAAATCCTGTTCAGCGCCAGGAGGCGCAAACGTCATCATCGCATTAGCGTCTATGTTCGTCATAGTCCAAGCGCCCAAAGTCGGGTCAAAAACTAGAACACGGCGATGAGTAACAGCACCACCTGAATCATCCCAATCAACAGAAACATAAAGCCTGTTCTTAAACCAAGCCAACTGAGGCGGATTGTTGAACTGTAATCTTCCATCGTCGATAGCTGGTTGGAGTTTCTCAAACACCCAAACAAACTTGTCGCCGTCATACATCCATACGCCTTGACGGTCATACCAGAAAAACACTCCATAAGGAGTCGAAACTGGTGACGACATTGCCACAGAACCCACATCCTGGGAAAGAGGCACTAATTGAAACGTCAAAGAATCAAAACCGTACAGCGCATGAACGCTGTTCGTTTTGAAAATTAATAAGCGATCAGCGAAGGGTACGAGAGCAGAAAGTTCGTCGCCTCGTTCCCCCACGTTGACATCCACATAATCGTAATCAAACCATGTTTCTGGGTCATCTATTCGTGACCAACGCACACGGTTAGCGTAAGCAGTGCCACCTTCTTTGGTGTGAGCAACCCAAGCATGGTTGTTCCAATGGCAAGTGTATTTAGCTATAGGGTAATTTCCTGCTGAACCGTTGACATTCGACGCAAGGTTTGAAGCAGTCGTTCCATCGTAAACAAATGACGCAGCATCTCCCGAAACCCCATAAAACTTATCGTTAGTTGTTTGCCCATACAAACGGTTACCGTCAGTAACCGAAACACCACTTAAAGTTGTGAAATCATTTGCAGAAGATTCCGCAACAGTAGTCCCATATGAACAAATAACTCGGGCTGTTCCCCCATCTGGGGTGAACTGCCCTAAACCCGTCACCCTAGAAGGCAAAGCAGTTGAATTGCGTTTATCTACCCCTAAACGCATCTTAATGCCGCCACGAGGGTCAACATCTACGTTAAGCATGTTAGGACTTTCATTAGGACCCAAATTAAATTGGTCCGAACGTAAATTTAAGCCCCCACTGAAATCCTCTAACATAGTCAGCTTATATCGCTGACCATGTGGAACAGAGCCCTGGGATTCCGCTTTAGACATCCGTTACTCCCAACTAAACCTAAGTCGGTCAGGCATAACACTCTGTGAACGCCAACGAGAAGTCGAAACAGTATTCAAAACCAAAGGCTGCGGTGCAGGCGCATCAAGATACCTTGCCCGCAAATTATCTAACTCCCTAGCGAAAATGTTTTGGTATTCGCGAGCCATACCAGGATCTTCTTGCTGTTCATAAGCACGAGCAATCCCAAAGGTCGCAATTAGCTGATGAAACGGTTCAGGGAAATCACTTGGAGTTGCAGAATCTAATGAACCTGCCCCAAATGCTGAAGGGTTTTTATATCCCCGAACATAAATTGTTTGAGCAGAGGACGGGGTAGGGTACAACCTTGCGGTTTCGGCCCAGTAAGACCAATACCAACTATCGCCATTCCCAGCAGAATCCAAAGGATAAACAAGGTCACCTGCATCTCTTCCAATGAGCGTAAGAACATGATCGTCTGTTCTTAACGCATTTATTTCACGCAACCCGTTGGTGACACTTCCTCCTACCGTAGAAAGAGCATAATCCGAAGTTCCAGAAACAGTAGAAAAGGTTGTAGAAACCTCGTACCAAGGCCAACGTTTCTCGCTGTAAACAATCTGATCGTAGCCTTGCCCCAACATGCGGTTCATCACATCATCAGAAATGTCGCTGTTGTCAATTTCAACAACGCTCTGAATGTAGGAACGCATTTCCCCTAAGTTCACCGCTACTCCTTATGGAAAGAGCAAAAGCTTTGCCCCTCGGCAGGACGAGCTTTGCATGGATCACCAGCTTTGGTAGTCGCAAAACAAACGGAAGGTTGTGGTTCTTCGTGTGGGATATCAGCATTGATGGCCCTTACCCCACGTCCTCCGAAGTATTCCCCCCTAGGAACGCTTGGAGAATATCCCTCCCCAGGATCCCCATAAACTCTTCGGCTACTTCCGTACCCTAACTGCAATTCTCTGCCCATGAATCCTCAGAACTTTTGGGTGGGGCGAGGGCCGAAACCCTCACCCCACCACCTGTGAGCTATTAGCTTATAGCCCTGTTAGCTTGCCTTGGCGAGCCCTGTTTGAACAGGTCAAGTTGCCGTAGCAAAGGATCTGTGAGAACACAGCATCCTGGTTTGTAGGACGCACGAACGGCGTTGGCTTGAACCAAACATCCGAGTGGCGTACAAGTTGCAGATACTTCGTGTTCAGCATGTACAGAGGCTGTGAGCCCGCGGCTACAGTTCCTGTCGAAATAGCTGCGTCAAATGTCATTGGCGCACCCTTGAACATGAGGTTCTGGAAGCCAGCATCAGCCATGTCTGTATCCGTGTAACGGATATTGCTGGTGAGCAAGCTTTCATATTTTTCGTAACCCTGTTGTGATGTAATAATGATGGTCGGTTGGTCGTTGCCAACAGAAACATCGTTATACAGGGTTGCCATCATCGCTGTGGTAAGCGAAGCCACACCGCCAGAAGCAGTTTCTGTGGAACGCCACCAAACATTGTCGGCATCTGTAGAGTCGATACCGCCAACATCAGTGCCAGCAGAGTCAACAAGGGCAGCGATGCCTTCCCAGTCTTTGCCGCTGTTGCCAGTGCCATCTGCGTAGAACATGGTGTTCATGTTCTCAATGATGGTTTCTTGGGTTTGGAAGATTTTGCCTTCGAGAAGGTCAATGATTTGAGCTTCGCCGTTGTTTTTGGCTTCTTCCATACCGTTGATGGTTACTGTCGCCGCATACTGTTTCCAGTTGTACTCAGCAGCCGAAATGCCTGTCTGAGCAGTCGTGGAAATAGAATCGGTTCCGCTGTACGAGCCAGCGGTTGAGTTGGTTCCATAAATTACTGGAACAACAATCTTTGCGCCACCCGAAACTGTTCGCATGGTTTGACTGTTGGTCAAAGCATAGAACAATGGACGAGCACTGAAAATGTTGTCCACCAATTTTGGAACATAGTTGTTGAGAGTCGTAGTCAGAATCTCATCAAAATTGCTGTTTCCCGCAGCCATTTTTATTTGCTCCTAAAAGGTTAAGTGCTTAATTGTTGTTTTGCTCGTTCAAACGCTTCTCGGATGCTAGATGGTGCTGTATCAGGCTGGGTTTGCTGGGTTCCCGCTTGGGTTGACCCTCCAGGCGTAATAACAGACGCATCACGCTTTTTTTGAGTGATTTCCTGCTCCTGCTGGAGTTTGTCAGCAGTAGCTTTAACTTCACCGAATCTCCAGTGAGTATAGGCTGCATCTAAATTGCTAATTCCGTTCTTCACAGCGTGGCGAAGAAGTTCCTTAGCATCGAATTCACCGTATTTCTCTTGAAGATTTGTAACCTCACGTTCAACGTGTTGCTGACGTTGTGTTTGTTCTTGCTGTTCAATCTTCTTTTCAAGTTCTCGTAGCTTCTGTTCAGTTGGATCAAGCTCTTCCCATTCCTCTAATTCTTGAGGACTGGAAATATCAATACCAAATGATCGCTGTAAAGCTTGTAAAGTTCCTTCTGGATCTGACTCCAAAGCGGAAGCGATTGCCTCAGCTTGACGCAAACGGTCACGTTCAGCGGATAATTCCTGCGTTTTACGGGTATAATCCGCTTGACGCTGATATCCATCTCGAAGTTCTTCTAGGGTGACCTCTGATTCCGCACCGTCAATCTTGACAATATAGGTTTCAGAAGGTTCCTGTGGAACATCATCTAAAGCTTCTGGAGTGTCCTCATAAGTGGATTCCAGGTCTACTTCGTTTTCTTCGGGCACTAGCCCCTCCTAGGAGTCAGTAAAGTTGCTCCTACTAAGAGTAGCATACTGTCCCACTAGAGAGATGGAAGTTCCATTCCCATTTGATTTTGAAGTTGTAATAACAACTCGGGTGGAACACCACCAGTGGGGGCAAACGCCCCGTCCGCCCCCATATCAGGGGATACAGGCGGTACTGGCGGCATCCCACCTGGCACAGGGCCCTCAGAAGGAATTTGACCTTCTTCTGCGGCAACTTCTGGGCCAGGAGCCTGAACAAGGAATTTTTCGGGATCTTTGATACCGAAACCTTGTTCAAGCACATGAACAGCAAGCGCTTGCGGGTCAATAACTTCCCCGACAAGCGGAGCAACAGCATTCATCAAAGAAACTGCTTGTTGCTTTCGTATCGTATCGTTCATCGGCTGCGTAGAGCCAGCTTGAACCGAAAAATCATATTCGCCAGCAATCATATCTCGGTCAAATTCAAAGAATATATCTTCGCCACCTCTGGCCGTAATCCTAGCTATGTGCTCTCCAGTCATAAACTGTTGCATTAGCTGGATAACGTGGCGAGCTACATCGGAAATAGATATCTCGACTATTGCTAGTTTATCTGCTGCTCTAGCATTCTGAGCATCTGCGATAATGCTAGCTTCTGTAGCTGTTCTCCGTATTTCGGGCATAGCGCCTCTGGCGTATTCCGAAATGCCTGAAACAGTATTTATATCTTCTTCGATAATGCTTGAATAGTTATATATTTCAGGGCTTAGGGGGATTTGAGGCATCGGTACAACAACCTCTTGGAGAGGTTTGTTTTCGTCCACCACGGGGACGAGCCTACCGTCCTCATCAGATTCAAGGGCTTCGCGACCTTCAGGTCCGAATGAGCGTTCGTGATAAAGATATTTGCGCGCATAACGCTTTCTATCGTTCATCAACTGGCTACGAGTTTTATCTAGTTCCAGTTGGAGGGATTCGATGGACTCTAAATCTCCAATCGGATAGAAATGATCAGGGACGTCGTAGTTTCGTATCATTACGAAAGGCTGCCCATATGCATAAGGCATAGGGACAGGATCTACAAGAAATTCTTCTGCACCATCAGCGTATATGCCAACCGTGTTCTCCAAAATGTCGTAAAACTCCCAGATTACAACTTGATCGCCTACGAATTCACCTTTGCCATCATGGTATTCTGGGTATTCGGTATCCATTACCGAACTTGACAACCGTTTCCTAACAGATGGCTTATAGCGCTTGTCTTTCTGGGCTTCTTCTACAGGCCTAACAATTCGCTGTGCTATCCATTTGGCATCTGCCATGCACGTTGCCGCTGGATCCACAAAAACATCGAAAGGTGAAACTCTTTCAACAAATGGTTGATCCTCTACGATGGTCATGGCCGATTCAGGAATGCTAGCGATAATGTCGTTATCCGTTGGCAAATCTGCAGCCATCTCAGGATTTTGCATCGCAAATGTATCGGCTTCTAGCATTGCTGAGCCGATCATTTCTTCGCGCTGTTCGTCTGAAATCCCTTGTTCTTGTTCTACAAACTTCCAGCCAACTTTAAGCCAGCCATGCCCAATAACAAGAAAATCTTTAACAGCAGAGCGAAATGGTGTTCTGAAATCATGGTGCCGCCACATATAGTTGGCGACACCTTCAACCACAGCCGCCCGAGCAGAATCAGCAGGATCTGTAGCTTGCACAACTATCTTCGGATAGTTCACAGCTACAGAAGGAGCAATCACATTGACTGTAGAAAAAGCCAAGTTTACAGCGATGAGATCCTGTTTAGAGGAAGTAGTTGAAGGCCAATGTTTCCCTCTGTAGAGGTCTATTAGCCTTCGCCAAGTCTGCTCAAAGCTTTCTTGATCCCGCCAATTTTCGCATTTGTCTACTTTCTCAATGTAATCAGAAAGTATTTCCTGACGAGATTTTTTGGGCATTAGAACTGAGCTTTCTCTGGCAATTTCTGGATATTTCGGCCCGAAGCTTTCGCCTCGGCCAGTACCTTAGCCTCTCGCTCGCGCTTCGTCAGACCTCGCTCATCAGGAGGTAGCGTTGATTGATAGCCTTCGCCCGTCGATACGGTAATCGACTTTAGACGGAGCCTCCGTTCGTAAAGTTCCCGCAGTTCCGACAAGGGAACGTCACGTCGCGCTAAAACGTATTCGGCAAACTCTGCAAAGGTTGCTCCGTCTGGTAAGACGGCCATAGCTTAACCAGCGTTTGAGCCACGGTAGTTTGGTTGCCTACCTGCTGGTTCAACTTTACCAGTTGTGCCATGTTGATTCTTGGGTGTTTCGCGCACACCTGCCTGACCGTTACCACCAGTTTGGTTCGCATATTTGCCTGCGTCCATACGTTGTTTCGGTGATTGAGGTCCGCCAGGAGTCCAGATCGGGTTAGCAGATACACTGCCACCCCGCTCCATCTTAGCGTTTTTCCCTTTCGCCCCATCAACGGTTTCAGTACCGTTGGTGTGGGAAACAAATTTAGCCATTACAGCCCTTCCTGTGGAACATGCTCCTACTAGGTAGGTTAATGTGTCCCACGAATAGTATTCAAGCCTATTTGTAGCGGATCTTCCGTGTTGTGACCAGGGATAAGTCTAGCAAACCAATCCACAGTCCAATAATCATTGACTTCAGGTGCATATTCAGGTTCATAAGCAAATTTACGCATCTGATTAGCTAACGCAAGAGCCATAACCCTATCATCATAAGGCGAACCTGACATTGAGCCCCTATCGTTTCGGACAAATGTTCTCAACTCTGCCAAAGTATGTTTATCTCGGATAATGATCTCCTCATTCCGTAATGCGGAACTGAGATCATCAATCATTAAAGGTTTCGAAGTCCTTGTCGTTTTCCAACCATACTCTTGACTGATTCTGTTATTAACATTATTTAGTTGCCTGCGTCTAAAAAGATTAGGGTAACCCAAATGTCTTAACTCGGTAATTGTCGTTAATCCGTGGTTATTAGACTCTACGCAGCACAAAGCATTGCGATACCACAAACCCA